GTGGAGGCGGCGGATATTAATGATAGATACCTCAATTCAAAGAGTTGAAATCAATCAGGTAATTGAAAATCAGTTACCTGAGTTTGTGCAGTCCGAAAGTCCACTTTTTGTGGATTTTATGAAACAATATTATATCTCTCAAGAATATCAAGGTGGTTCAGTAAATATTGCTGAAAATCTTGACAGATATACTAAATTACAGACATATGTTGGTGCTGCACTCACTGAATTTACTGGATTATCAACAAACACTGAATCTTTCTCTGATACTATTTTTGTTGATAGCACAAAAGGTTATCCAAGTAAGTATGGATTACTTAAAATAGATGATGAGATCATTACATACACAGGCATCGGAACAACGTCCTTTACAGGGTGTGTGAGAGGGTTCAGTGGTGTTGATAATATGGATCAGCCAACTCGTCCTGATCTACTATCATTTAACACTAGTGTTGGTGCTGCACATACTGGTGGAACAAAAGTTTTTAATTTATCAAATCTTTTTATTCGTGATTTCTTTAAAAAACTCAAAACCACCTTTGCAAGTGGATTTGAACAGAGAAAATTAGATAGTGATTTAGATCAAGTTAAGTTTATTCGTCAAATAAAAGATTTTTATAGAACAAAAGGGACTGATGAGTCATATAAAATATTATTTCGAGCATTATATGGTGAAGAAGTTAATATCATTAAACCGTCTGAGTTTTTAATTAAACCATCTGATGCGGATTATGGTTTTGCACAAGATTTTGTAGTCAAACCAATTACAGGAGATCCAAGAAATTTAAAAGGATCAACACTTTTCCAAGACAAGGACGAAAATGATAAAAATATTTTAGGCGCTTCTGGTGCGATATCAGATGTTAAAGATTTTGTATATGATGGAGAACATTATTATCAGATAAGTGTATCAAAAGATTCGATTGAGGGTCATTTTAAAGTTCCTGGCAGAACTCGAATTACTGATCCAGTTTCCATAGGTGCGACTGTGATCACAGTTGACACAACAGTTGGATTCCCTACAAGTGGTTCTTTGTCACTACCAACGACTAGTGTTGGAGTTGTTACATATACTGGTAAAACTGTAAATCAATTTGTTGGTTTAACTAGCATGAGAAATACATTATCTATTGGTGATGATGTCAGATACAATAATGTGGCTTATGGTTATTCATTTGCGAGTGCAACAAATAAAATTGAAGTTGTAATTACTGGAGTTTTAAAAGATTTTGCAATCCCACAAGAAACTTTTTACTTTGATAAAGGTGATCGAGTTCGTGTAGGAACATTTGGTATTAATAAGAGTTCAGAGGATTTTAATTTTGGATCATGGATTTACAATACAACTGTAAAACAAGCTCCAAAAACAGTCACACGTCAATCATCAAGTAGTTTTACCATTATCACAGAATCAGATCATCAACTATTAGAAGAGGATTCTATTGAGGTTCTAGATGGTAATTCAAATGTAATTGGAATCGGAAGAGTTTTAAGTGTTATCAGTGGTGCAAATCTCATATTAGGTGACTTGCCTGGAATTGATGAAGATTCAATTTCATTTATCAGAAGAAGATTAAAGAGAGGAAATAGTTCACTTCATGACAATATTACAAAATACACAACTGATGTTCAAAATACTTATGATCATGAAAGTGATAACGTTAATGCATTACCGCCACATCCTCATGCCTACGTTGCCTCACCCTCTATTCCGAGTTTAGGTAATGAACCTATAGTAGCGCCAGATCGGTCTATAACGTGGACTGGCGCCACTGGAGGCGACGTTATACAGTTAATACAGGTTACAGAGGGTGCGTCAGATCATGGATTTTATTCTGGAGAAGTTGTCACATATAATGTAATCAGTGGATCTTTGGGTCAATTAATAGATGGAAATAATTATTTTGTAAGTCGTGTTAATTCTAATAATATACGTCTCGCAAACTCCTTACCAGATTTAATTAATGAAAACTTTGTAAACGCAACTGGAACAGGAACTTTTAAAATATCAGTTCCAGATCTAGCGAATAAAAAATTAGATCATCAAAAATTATTAAAAAGAATTTCATTAAATCCATTTTTTGACGGAAATAAGTATCAAACTATACCAGGCACAACTGGAATACTAATTAACGGAACAGAAATATCAAATTACAAATCTGGAGATGTTATATTTTTTGGTGGTGTTGAGTCTATCGATGTGTTAGAGGGTGGCTCTGGATATGACATCATAAATCCACCAAGAGTTGATGTTGAAAGTCTAGCTGGTGTTGGTGTAAGTGCAACACCTGTTATAAAAGGTCAGATTGAAAGAATCGACATTATAGATCCAGGCTTTGATTATGTTGATCCACCAGTTGTAGAAATTAAAGGAGGAAATGGAAGTGGTGCTGTTTTAAGATCAAGATTAAGACAAGTAGATCATTTTATTGATTTTGATGCATCCTCCACAGGTAACGCTATCAACATTGCTGATGATACAATTGGTTTTGGAACATTTCATAAGTTTCGTGATGGAGAAGAAGTAATTTATAAAACATTTGGAGCGGGTGCAATTGGTATCGCAAGTGCTGGCATCACCACGACTGCAATTCAAAACACTCCTGATCAAAGACTTGTAAATGATGCTTCTTATTTTGTATCAAGAATAAATGCAACAACAATTAAATTAGCAAATAATAAGAATGATGCCTTAACTTTATCAAACCTCATAAACATCACAGGTTTTGCTGACGGAACACAAAGATTTCAAAGTGTAGATAAAAAACTAATTTTAGGTGATATCATAGTTGATAATCCAGGCGAGGGATTTGAAAATAAAAGAAGATTAGTTCCTTTAAGCGGCATCAATACTTTCTCAGATTATATCGAATATGATAATCATGGTTTTGAAGATGGTGAATTAATTAGATATTCTCATGATGGTATTGGAATAGGTGGCCTTGATACTGATCAAGATTACTATGTTTTAAAACTAAATGATAATCAATTTAGACTCGCATCAGCGGGAATTGGAACTACTCTTTCAGACGCAAATTACTTATCAAATCAATTTGTTGGTTTAACATCAATTGGTTCTGGAGATCATGTATTTAATTATCCACCAATTACTGTTGAAGTAAGAGGAACAATTGGAATAGAAACATCTCATCCTGAGAACCATCATGCACGAGTAAATCCTATTGTAAGGGGTTCTATAACGTCTATAAACATTGAGAAAGCTGGAATAGGTTATGGCGCATCCACAACGTTTAATTTTAGTATACCACCAACAGTTAGAGTATCTTCTGGTTCATCATCTGAATATAAGGCGATTGTATCTAATGGACAAATTCAATCTGTTATCGTAACTCGTTCTGGTGGAGAATATACTTCAACTCCAGACTTAACTATTTTAGGTGATGGTGTTGGTGCTAAAGTAGTTTCATCAATTAGTAATGGGGTCGTTGATAATGTTACTGTTAAAAATGGTGGAGTTGGATATACCACATCTTTAGTCGGAGTTCAAGAAAATTTACCTGGCTCTGGAGTTGTGTTTCTACCTAAAGTTAGATCTTGGCAAATTAACAACGTTAGGAGATATGAGGACATATTTTATGGAGATGATGGATTTTTAAGTCGTGGTGATAATGATGAGGGAATTAAATTTACATCATTCTATGCTCCTAGAGGTCTTAGAAAAATATTAAAACAAAAAAACAGTGACGGAACAATTGATTATGCATCAAATGATTTAAATATTTTAAATAACGCAGAACAGGTATCTTTAAATCACTCACCGATTATTGGTTGGGCTTATGATGGTAATCCGATTTATGGCCCTTATGGTTATGATCGTAAGGATGGTGGTATTGTAAGAATTATGAGATCTGGATATACTCTTAAAACATCAAGAGAGAATGGGCCTCCAATATCAACTTTTCCACTTGGATTTTTTATTGAAGATTACGAATATACTGCGGATGGTGATTTAGATGAAAATAATGGAAGATATTGCATTACTCCAGATTATCCAAAAGGAACATTTGCTTACTTTGCAACAATTAATCCAAATGAAAATGAAACAAGCGGAACATTTAAAAATTTCCGTTCTCCAGTATTTCCATATTTAATTGGTGAAAATTATGTTGCAAAACCTGATGAGTTTAACTTTATTGAAACAAATAATCAAGATCTTGATCTTAATACACTTAATTTAAAAAGAAACACTCATCCTTATAAACTTGATGATGCTGGATCTGAATATCAAGGAATATTTGATAGTCGTAAGAAAGTTTTACAAGAAATTGAAGTTAAATATGCGTCTCCAGGCAAAGTTGGTTCATATGAAATTGAAAATGCTGGATCTGGTTATAGAGTAAATGAAAAATTGCAAATTAAAACTGTAGGTAACGGTAGCGGTTTTTCATCTAAGATATTATCAGTTGGTGGTAAAGATATCGTATCAATCGGATCAACTGTTACAAAAATTGAAAATGTAGTTTTTAGTTACAATAATGGCACTGGAAGTGTAATTGGTCTCTCAACTCAACCTCATGGATTATTTGAGGGAGATATTGTTACTGTGTCTGGTTTATCAACTGATACACTTAGAGGTCTTGATGGTCAACATCGAATTGGATTTAGCACATCTAGATTCGCTTTGAACATTGGTGTTGGAACAACAGGAACCACAGGCATCGTAACAAGTATTGATGTTATTGGAGATTTTTCTCCTAGAAGTATAAGTGCAAATGATATTCTAAGTCTTTCTGGTATTGGAAGCACCAATGGTTTACCTCTTACAGAAAACATGTTGGTTTTAAATGTTGATAGTATCAATAGTAAGTTAAGAGTCCAGAGAGAATTTAACGGTGTTGTTGGTGTGGCCCATAGTGAGGGTCAAGCTGTTACTGCTACAAATAGATCAATTACTTTTAATCTGGGACTAGACTCTGATGTTATAACAAACGTTAATGTTCCATATTATTTTAATCCTATAGAAAGTGTTGCTCTTGGGTCAACTGCTGGAGTTGGAGTTGGATCAACTGTTGTATATACATATAAAGTTTCTGGAAATGGAATTAGTTCTACATTTGTTCCAACACAACAAATATTCTTACAGGATCATAATTTTATAACAGGTCAAAAACTTTTATATTCAAATGGTGGTGGAACTTCCTTAAGTGTTTATAATGGTATTTCAACCTTTAATCTTCCCAATAACTCTTTTGTTTTTGCAATCAATGAAGGTGATAATTTCTTAGGACTGTCAACCAATCCTATCGCAGGTATTGGAACTACTGGTAATCTTGTTGGAGTAGGCTCAACTGCACACCTTCTTTTCTATAGTGGACATGGCACTGGAACTAAACACAGTCTTAAACCACAGAAAGAAGAAATCACTGGTTTTATTGAAAAAGTAGTTGGAACTGTCGTGTGTAAAGAGAATCATGGTTTACTACAAAATGATAAGGTTTCGATATCTTTAACACCAGGCATAACAACATCATATCAAGTTGAATATGATGATTTAACTAAGAGAACAATTATAAATCCAAGATCTTTTGGATCCTCAGATGTAAATACAACCACCTCAGTATTTTCTTTGGGTGATCATGGATTTAAGACTGGTGATAAAATTTTATATAAATCCTCAGATCCAGCTCTTCCATTAGTTAATAATGAAACATACTTCATAATTAGAATTGATAAAAATTCATTTAAGTTAGCTGAGACAAAATTTAAATCAACAGAATTAATTCCAGAAACAATTACAATTACAGATGCTGGTGATGATCATACCGTAGCTTTAATCAATCCCCCAATTAATTTAACAAGGGGGTATAAGGTTGGATTTGCAGTATCTGATACATCTCTAACACAGGTAGTTTCTGGTAAGAGAACAAAAGTATTTGATCTCGACTTCTTCAGAGATCCTAACTTCACAAATCCATATTTTAATAATAATGATGATGACGGATTCCAAGTCATTGGTGTAGGAACAGTTGGTGTCACAACAACTGCTAGAGTTGATCTCTCATTAACTGATAACTCTCCAAAAGAATTATTCTATAAGTTAACACCTGTAAATTTAAATATTGATGCTGATTCTAAGAGAAACCCAGTTGTAGATTATGATGTTCTTAATAATTCCACTTTAAAGATAGAGGATAGTGCATATAATGGAACTTTCAATATTACTGGAATTGGAAGCACAACGTTTAAATTTAATATTCCAAAACAACCAGAAAAAGACACATACACCAAAGATGAGGCTGTAGTTTTAAAGTATGCAACTTCATCAACAACAACTTCTGGATTAATTGATAGCATTGAATTAACTTCAAAAGGTAGAGGTTATAATACAATACCAATTGTAACTTCAGTTGCTTCAACTGAAGGTGTGGGTGCAATCATCAGATTAAATAGCGCAGATATTGGAACTTTAAGAAGATACTCAATTAAAAATATTGGATTTGACTATTCGGCTGATAATACTATTCAACCATCTGTTCAATTACCACAAATTTTAAGATTAGATAAATTATCAACTATTTCAAATATAGGAATTAGTTCTGGTGGTAAAAATTACTTAGAGCCACCCAAAGTAGTTGTTATTGACAGAGTTACTGGACAACTTAATGATGAAATTATTACAAGATCAAAATTACAGGGAACTTCTGTTTCTGAAGTTGAATTATTAAGAAATACCAATTCTTTGTATGATACTAATCCTAAGATAGTTGCAACTAACAATACAAATGGTGTTAGAGTTAAGAATCTCTCATTTACAAGTGGAACTAATGTTGTAGATCTAACTCTTGAAGGCACGTTCACATCATCAACATATCCATTTACTTTAGGTAAAAAAATATATGTTGAGAATATTGGAATTGGATCGACTGGAAGTGGATATAACTCATCTGATTACTTATATGAACCTTTTGTAATTACAGGTGTCAATACAAATCCTGGCGGTGGTAATGCAACCGTATCTTACAAATTAGATACATTAGTTACAAATCCTGGCATCTTTAGTGGGCCATCATCCTCTGGAAGAGTCATACCTTTTGAAGATGTTGCAACTTTTAATATTGGCATTAAGCCAAATCAATTTAGTGTTGGTGAAATAGTGAGCACTGGTGATAAAGTAGGAACTGTTGTTGGTTGGAATGAAGACAACAAATATTTAAAAGTTCTTTCAAATGACACATTTAAGGTTGATGAATCATTGAATGGTAGATCTTCTAAGTCGGTAGCATTTATTACTCAAACAAACACATTCTCTTCTACTTTTGAGATTGATTCAAATTCAGAAGTAACAACAGGGTTTAGAAAAGAGACTGGAAAATTAAATACAGAGCTTCAAAAGATACAAGATAGTGATTATTATCAAAACTTCTCATATTCTTTGAGTAGTCCTATTCAGTATGATACTTGGAAAGATCCTGTTAATAGTTTAACACATGTGGTTGGTTTTAAAAACTTTGCAGATGTAAATATTGTTTCAATCGCATCCACAGATGACAAGAATCGAAGTAAAGCAAGCGTTGGTGTTTCAACTAACGTTGCGATTGTAGTTTCTGATTTAGTTAGTGAGGATGAATCTCTTCATAAAACATATGATTTTGATTTAGTTACAGAGAACTCAAAAAATATTGGTGGATTATTTGCATCAGATGAAATTAACTTTAGTAATAAAATTATTACTGATTACATTGAATCAAGAACTAATCGTGTAATTCCAATTGATGGCATAAGTTCACAATTCAATGATCTACCTCGTGCAACTGCGTTCTCTGACGTGGCTGATTTTGATATTACCGAAGTTGATGGAGTTAAGTTTTATGTTTTAGTATTTGATACTCGATTCTCTGGTGAGAAACAAATTATGCAAGTTAACTTGCTTCATGACGAGTCAACTGGTTATATGATGTCATTTGGTAGAGTTGAAACTCAAATTGACTTAGGAAGTTTTGATTTTTCAGTTACTGGTAATATTGGTTCTTTAAGATTCTTCCCAGCTAAATCCAAGAACAATAATTATGCAGTAAGAATTCTTGCACAAGAAACATTTAAGGATACTAAAACTACTGGCATTAGTTCTTTGACTGTTGGAACTGGTTATGAAATTAAATCAGTTTCTTCTGGTATTGGTTCAACTGATCCATCTCCTGTTCAAGTTGTAGGATTTGGAACAACTGCATTTACAACTACAAAATTACTTGTATTGACAAATGAACTTGGTGGAGAACAAAGAAGTCAATTAAATGAATTAGTTGTTTTAAATGATAGTGAAGAAGTGTATCTCCTAGATTATGCTCAGATGACAAATGATAATACTTCATCAACTGATGCTCCAAGTGTAGGACTTGGAACATTTGGTGCGGATGTAAGATCTGGTATTACAAGTGTTTACTTTACACCTGTGACTGGTGTTGGCGTCACAATGAGGGTTCATCAGACATCAATTGGTTCAACAGCTACAGGTATAGGAAGCACCACTGTATCTTTAAATCAAATTTTAACCACTACAACTGATATTGCATCAACAGGAACTCCACAACCAACAAGAATCAGTGGATTTAGTTCAAACACATATGTGGCGTCTGATGCATTGATTGAAATACATGATACAACCAATGATCGATACGCAGTTACTCAGGTAACAATGATACATGACAGTGTAACTCCATACTTTACAGAGTTTGGTTACATGGATAATTTCTCCAATAACAATGCTGGTATTGGAACTGTGGGTGTTGGTTACTCATCTACATCAGGTGGAGATCTTGAACTTCGTTTAACTCCTCCAGCAAATACAGCTGTTACAACAAAAGTATTTCAATATAATCTTAGAGAAACTGGAACTGGTGGTGTTGGTTTTGTAACGTTTACAGACTCAAGATTAAAGTCACAAGAGGGAACATACACAGGAACAGACAATGATATCAAGTTCTCATTTAATTTGAAAAATGAAGGAAGTCCAATATTCCATAAAGTTTTTGATTCTGAAGATGACTCGATTGTAGATTTAGTAAATAATCAATTCATTATTGACAATCATTTCTTCCAAACTGGAGAAGAAATAACATATAATCCGATTGGTAGTGGAACGACCATGAACATCGGAATTGCAGCAACTACAATTTCTGGAATCGGAGTTACTAATAAGTTACCATCTACAGTGTTCGCAGTTAAGATTGCAGAGAATAAATTTAAACTTGCTGCAACTGCAGCTAAGGCTCTTCAACCAGTTCCAGAGATTCTTAACATTACTGCTGTTGGAGTTGGAACAACTCAGGCATTTACCGCAAAAGATCTTAACTCTAAGGCTCTAGTAACTCTTGATAATAATATTCAAAGTCCTGTAATTCAGTCTCCAGTTAACACCACATTGGCAGCAGATGCTGGAACAGTTAGTGACTTTATAACTTTATCTGGAATATCATCATTCTTCTCAGGAGATGTGATTAAAATTAATAATGAGTTTATGAAGATTGATACAGTCGGTATTGGTGCTTCAAATAGATTGTTAGTTAAAAGAGCTCAACTTAATTCTGCACTTGCAAATCATAGTGAGGATGATACTGTTACCAAATTCTTAGGCAATTATCAGATTGTTAAAGATACAATTAGTTTTACAGATGCACCTAAAGGAGAAAAAGGCCCATCTGGTTTAACAACCTCTAACACTTTTGTAGGACGCATATTCACACACACTGGTATCCCTGGCGGAACACAGGATACATACTCAAATAACTTTGTGTTTGACACTGTAGAGGATCAATTCACAGGTATTGCAACCAACTTCATTCTTAAGTCTGGAGGTGCAGATGTAACTGGATTTGCAACTAACACAGGTGTAATTCTTTTGAATGAAATATTCCAGAATCCAAATGATGATTATATTATATCAGAAACTGCTGGTATTACATCTGTAAGTTTCACAGGTGCTGGAGTGTCAGTTGGTTATGATGTTAATGTTTCATCTATACCTAGAGGTGGTGTAATTGTTTCTGTCGCTGAGACTTCATCATTTGGTTATCAACCATTAGTGGCTGCTGGTGGAACTGCAATTGTGTCTTCTGCTGGAACTGTTACATCAGTATCAATAGGAAATAGTGGATCTGGATACAGAGTAGGACTTCAAACAAATATTTTAGTTAAGGCTCGTGGAAGTTCTGGTATTGTTACAATCGGAAAGGCAAATGTAAGTGCTGGATTAGTAACATCTGTAACTATTACGAATGGTGGTGGATCAGGATTTAGTCAATTATCACCACCAATTCTTGAATTTGAAAAACCACTCAACTATGAAAATATGAGATTAGTTGGTAGTTCAACTGGTATTGGTGCATCTGTATCTGTTCGTGTTGGTGCTGCATCAAGTATAATTAGTTTCCAGATTACAAACTATGGTTATAATTATAAGATTGGAGATGTATTAACAATTGAAGAAGGTGGTCAAGCTGGCATTTTAACGAGTGCAAACGTTGGAGTTACTACTTTCTCTTTAACTGTTGAAGATACATTTAATGATAGTTTCTCAGGATTTACTTTTGGTGAACTAGAAAAGTTAAATACATTTGAAAATTTATTTGACGGTGACAGAAGAACATTTAATATTACAAAAACAGTTGGTGCAACAGAGACACCAATTACACTAAGATCTGCAAAAGGATCTCCAATCAAACCAGAATATAATTGCTTAGTATTCTTGAATGATATTATTCAGATTCCTTTTGAAAGTTATGTATTTAATGGTGGTTCACAGATTACATTCTCTGAAGCTCCTAAATTGGGAGATAGATTAAGAATCTATTATTATCGTGGATCTGAACATGATGTGGTTGATGTTGATATATTGGAAACAGTCAAACCTGGCGATAAACTGACAATCAATATCCTGATGTTGGACTTAATTTTGTATTCCAACAGTTACCAAGAACAATTAGTGGTATTACAACCTCAGACGCTGTAACTACAAACACTTATATTGATTCTGGAATCACTACAAACAGAACATTAGAAAGACCTGTAACTTGGAAGAAACAGATAGCTGATGTTGTGATTGGAAACATTAATGTTGGAAAAGATCGTGTTGAATTAGAGGCTGGTATTCGTCCAACTGCATATATTATCAATAATGTTTCTGCAGCATCAACTGAAATATTTGTAGATTCAGCAGTTCCATTGTTTAATCAAACAGATGACATCGTTGAAGTTAAACAAAGTGCGTTGATCATTGACAGAACAACTAAAACTGGTGTTGCAGCAACAGCTATTGTTTCCGCTGGTGGTTCAATAACTAGTGTTGTGATATCTGATGGTGGATCTGGATATACATCTGCACCTCTAGTTTCAATTGGTGTGACTGCTGGTATCGGAACAATTCATGCTGGTATTGGAACAACTTCAACAAACGCAACAGCAACAGCGACAATATCTGGAGTTGGGACTGTTTCTGCGATTACAATTGTAAATGCTGGTCTTGGATATACAAATACAAATCCACCAATTGTGATGGTTGAAGCACAATCTCAAACACAAGAGACAGTTTCAAGCATTAAGTATGAAGGTGATTTTGGCATCATAACTGGCATTGGAACAACATCCGTAGCTGGAATTGGAACTGCAATGCAATTTGATTTCTTTATTACAAAAGATTCTGTTCTTCGTGATACATCAGTTATGGGATCAGCTGTAACTGTGAGTGGTATTCAATCAGGATATTATTTTACTGTATTTGATAGCAATGTTGGAAATGGTTTAACATCATATGACAATCCAATTGGCATTACGACGGTTGGTATTGGCACATCCTTTATAGATAATATATACAAAGTGCATAGTGCTAAAAACATAACTGGTGATGCTTTTGGTATTGGTTCAACCACTCTAAGAAGAGTAACTGTAAGCGTAAGTTCCACGGAAGGTATCAGTATTGGAAGTAGCCAATTCTTTGGTAGATTCTCTTGGGGTCGTTTACATGACTTTGTTAAACCAGAAACTAACTCATTCACAGCTGTAAATACAGACGGTGTTACAGGAATTAAGACTGGCCCAGTGATCATTCGATCAAGGGATTTAAAAGAGTCTTACATCTAACATAAATAAAAAAAAAGTTATTGATAAAATGTCAGCAATTATAACTGATCAACTGCGAATATTAAACTCTGAGAATTTTGTAACAGGGATAGCTTCAACTGCAAATAGTTATTATGCGTGGATTGGATTACCAAATCCAACTGATTTTCAGTCAGATTGGAATGAAAATCCTCCTTCGCCAAAAGATTCTTTTAGTGAAGAGAATGATTATTGGGATACGATGATCGCTCTTAAGAAGATAAATTCAGATGATATTGCAAGAGTTGTAAGAAAGATAAGTTGGTCATCAGGAACAACATATGAAATGTATCGAGATGATTATTCTCGATCCAATCTGTCTCCTCAAACTAGTTCCACAAATTTGTATGACACAAATTATTATGTGATGAATCAAAACTTTAGAGTTTATGTTTGTCTACAGAATGGAACAACACCAGAAAACCCCAGTGGAAGACCATCTCTTGATGAACCTCTGTTTACCGATTTAGAACCAAGATCTGCTGGAACATCTGGTGATGGATATATTTGGAAGTATCTTTTCACAATTGATCCAAACAGTATTATTAAGTTTGATTCTACAAGTTTTATACCTCTACCACAAAATTGGTCAACTAACAATGACGTGGCTGCAGTCAGAAATAATGCTGCAACTAGTGGACAGTTGAAAATTGTCACAATCACAAATCGTGGTGTAGGTTACGGAACTGCTGCAACTTACAATAATGTTCCAATCAAAGGTGATGGTAGTGGTGGTAGGTGTTCTGTAACAGTCAACGCTGCTGGTAAAATGGACTCTGTTGAAGTAACTAATGGAGGATCTAATTATACATTTGGAACTGTTGATTTAAACTCTGTAGGTTTGACTAATCCATCAGGATCTACAGACGCTGCGTTTAATGTAATTATTCCACCTCAAGATGGTCATGGTGCTGATATCTATAGAGAGTTAGGTGCGAACCGAGTTTTGATATATTCTCGTTTAGAAAATGATGCATCAAACCCAGATTTTATTGTAGGAAATCAATTCTCTCGTGTTGGTCTATGTCGTGATCCTCTTGCTTTTGGATCTGATAACAAATTGACACTTCAAAAAGCGAGCGCTATCTATGCACTTAAATTGATTGGTGCTGGTTCAACAACCACATCATTCACTGCTGATTCTGAGATTACACAAACCGTTGGTGTTGGATCAACAGCTGTTGGTCGTGTAATCAACTGGGATGCCACAACTGGTGTTTTAAAATATTGGCAAGATCGTAGACTCGCAATATCAACAGATGGTTCAATACCCACATACGGTTATGAATTATTGAGATTTACAGCTGATCCTGGCACAGGTGGTGGTGTTGCAGTATCTGGTGGATCTAATGATCTAAATATAGATACTAATTTTGGTGTAGACTCCTCACCAATGATATCTACCTCAATAAATAGTAGGACTTATAATTTAGGAATGAGTTTTGTGAAGGGTGTTGCTAATCCAGAGGTTAAAAAATATAGCGGCGACATCATTTACGTTGATAACAGAGCCGCAGTGACTCGTAGTTCACAGCAGAAAGAAGACATCAAGATCGTATTGGAATTTTAAACAATCATGCCACAGGAAACTAATCTTAACGTCAATCCATATTTTGACGATTTTGATAAAAATAAAAATTTTTATAAGGTTCTCTTTAAACCAGGCTCTCCTATTCAGGCAAGAGAATTAACTGGATTGCAATCAATATTGCAAAATCAAATTGAACAGTTCGGAACTCATTTGTTTAAAGAGGGCGCTAAAGTAATTCCAGGCAATACAACTTATGATAGTAATTATACATGTATTCAGATTGAGAGTAATTTTTTAGGTATTCCAGTATCTTCTTATATTGATCAACTTGTTGGTGTTAGAATTACTGGAGCTACCTCAGAGGTAACTGCGACTGTCAGAAAAGTTTTATTAGAAGAAGATTCAATTAGAGATACTCTAACATTATACATTAAATATGAACAATCTGGAGCTGATGAAGTATCAGATGTTTTTCAAGATGGTGAAAGTTTACTGACTGGTGTTAATATTGTTTACGGTGCATCCGTGATTGCTGCAAACGAACCATTTGCAAATACTTTAGCTGCTGATTCAAATGCTATTGGATCTGCTTTTTCTGTTTCAGAAGGTGTTTATTTTATTCGAGGAACTTTTGCACAGGTTAATACTGAAACATTGTTATTAGATCAATATGGATCAAGTCCATCATATCGTGTTGGATTCAACGTTGAGGAAAGTTTTGTCACCGCTGACGAAGATCCTTCATTGAATGATAATGCATCTGGATTTACAAACTTTGCTGCTCCAGGCGCTGATAGACTTCAAATGAATATTAGTTTGGAGAAAAAAGATTTAGAAAATTTTAATGATCAAAATTTTATAGAAATTTCTAGAATTGAAGATGGAACTATACAAACTTTTGTAAAAGAAACAAATTATAATTTAATTAATGATACTTTAGCAAAAAGAACTTATGACGAATCAGGAAATTATTATATAACTCCTTTTGCTGTTCATGTAAGAGAGTCATTAGATGATGGTATTGGTAGTGACGGAATCTTCACTAGAGAACAATTAACATCAGAGGGAAATACACCCTCAGACGATTTATTGACTGTTAAGGTATCGCCAGGAAAAGCTTATGTAAAGGGATATCAATTAGAAAGATTAGCTACAACTTTTTTAGATGTTCCTAAACCAAGAACAACCAGAGAAGTTTTAAATGAGGGTGTCGTATATTCTACAGGGGATCCCCTTCTTGTTAATAATATTTCTGGTTCTCCTAGTTTAGGTATTGGAACAACTGCTACAATTTCTTTAAGAAGTAGAAGAAAGGGAGAAAGTGGTGGAACTGAAATTGGACTTGCAAGAGTTTATGATTTTCAAACAGAG